TGCAACCATACGAACTGTTGAGTCCACGGTTACGCAGATTCGTAATAATGGTGTTAAGGGCGGCCGCAGTGTTATTCCGAACGACTTCTCTTCCTTCAGCTCGGGGTTGAAAGCCGCCGGCGACATCGACCACTGCCAAAGCATCAGCACGATCCTCACAAGTTTGAATCAAGTGAGTCGTCAGACCGTCGTCGGTGAGACCCGGGACGGAAGCCAGGTTCATCTGAACCACTTCGGGGTCGGCGGTGGCGTCAATGGCGCGCTTGATTGTCGCGCGAGCATAGTTGAGGTCGTCGTTGGTGCTGTCGTCAATAAAGCTGTTACGGAAAGGATCCATCTCAACAATATTAAGCCCATCAAATCCGCCATAAATGGGAAGGGTAAAGCGGTCATAGCCGGCGTCAAGAACACCAGAGGTCGAGCCGCTGCGGGCCGTAAAGGAGGTTCCCGCCGTCCGTGCAGTTTGGGACCAAACAGCGGGACTCAACGTACCGTTGGGGTCACCGGAGCCGCTAATGGGGCCCACATCGTCCAACGAGAAAGCCACTGACTTCTCTGTTCGAGCGTTGGGGGTACCAAACTGCCCCACAATGCCGCCACGTGGACGGACGATGTCAATAACAGAGTTAGCAAAGCGTGTGCTACCCACCGAAACTGAGGTACGGAAACCGAAGTAGGCATCGGTCTGATTGCTGAGTCCGCCTTCGCTAGAGCTAACGCGGAACGCAGGAACGGGATAAAGCAGGCTCGCTGTAAGTGCAGCTGACGAACTCAATAACTGAAGTACCTTCGCAGCTCCGGTTACAGCGGTTGGGATATCCGCGGAAGAGCCCGTGACCCAATTGCCCGAGGCCTGATCCGCGGCAGAGCCAGAGCGAAGATGGATTTCGTCGGCCCACTTCGTGATGCCCAACACTCCAAAGGGAAGGTATTGAGCATCCACGGCGCCGGCTTCGACGTCGCTGTTCATCTGGACGCGAATATACTGGGACACATTGGGCCAGTCACCGATGGTGCGGTAGCGGCGCTCGGCGGCAACCCAGGTAGTATACTGGTTTCCAATCTTACGGGCCACATAGTTGAGTGAAAGAGGATTCAAGTCACAATCCGTGAACTGTTCCACCACTTCGACCACATTATCGCTATCGCTGATGCGCCGGATCATGACCGTGAAGGAGCCGTAAGGATTACTGAGATTAGTAGATTCCTTGATATCCTGAATGGAGATCTTAATGTTACGGTTGCTCCAGTCTCCGGGGGAGTCGAGAGAGACCACCTGGAAAAGCTGCTGCTGATTAGCTGCAACGTAACTACCGGTGGTTGTGCTAAGATCCTGACCGATAATATAAGCGGTTTCGGATCCGACGGCGGGGTTTTTGAAGCTACTGGCCGCCAGGCTATCTGTCTTGTCGTACAAGGGAAGGATAGCGCCGTAGTACTGTCCACTGTTAATATTAGTCTTCAGGTGTTGGTCGAAAGTCTCGCCCAAGAAGTAATTCACCTCTTGGGCGGGGCTTGTCACGGTACCGTTGGTAAGTTGAGGATTTGTGTTGAACACTTTGCGGATATACTTCTCGGATGTTTCGGAGAAGTTGAATGCGGTGGTCATACTGGTAGTGCCCGAGGCGTTAACCACTACGGCTTTGAATTCATAGCTGGCGTTGGAGATAGGGCGCATCAAAGTATTAGTACCGGCGGCCATGTAGCTGCCAGTGGACCATCGAGACGCGCGCTGTGCAACAATGGCGCCCGACAGGTGCAGTCGGGCATCGTCGTCCGTATACCAAATAGCGGCTAGGGCGCCGGTGAGGATGTTGCCAGCCACCGAGCCTGGGCCCGATCCGCCGGCGACAGTTCCCGAATCAAAAATAAACAAACCATATGCACTCGCGGTAGCCTTCGTGGATAGCTCCCAGCCAGCAAGTCCTGGACCAGTGGCGGCAGGAGTTTGTTCGCCGAGCAGTCGAATATAAGTTAAAGGAGAACTGTTGCGCAGGTAGGCCTGGGCAGCATACGTACCATACATGGGCGAAACTTGATTGCCCTCTCTCCATACATCACCACCCATGCCACCAGGGACGGGCGAGCCAAAGATGTTCACAAATTCCGAAAAGGAATTGACTGTGACGGGGCGCATTGCTGGGCCTTTTTCGGCGCGGCCGATGATGACCGGACCTTCCCCTGCGGGAGAGGCGGGGACTTGGGAGTTGTCAATCTCGTTGACGAAGACTCCGGGGGATACGAATCTGTAATTCTTCACTGACATAAGACTTGGTCTCCTAAACCTGAGATATTCTTATTGTAAATAGTACCAGACCGTCGCAATAGAATACCCCTTTGCTATTATTCTCTATAAAAGGCATCCTTCACGGTGGTCGGAATCTCACCGAGCATGGTTTGCTCTCTAGAAAACTTGAATTCGACGGCGTTTTCACGCTTGACAATTTGGGGGCGCTCTTCGTTCTCGCCGGCTCCAATTAGATAACCTAACACCTCGATATTTATATTAGTTTCGTAATTGCGTTCTGCCATGCCAAGGTTACTTTGGTTGGCATTATTTTGAAACCCACCATCAATAAATACTTCGTAGTAATGACCCTCTTTGTGAATGCGTTTGGGCATGCGCGAATTACCCGATACTGTAACAAAAGGTTGGATCAGTTGGTTCATCTGCTGCTGGTACTCAGTTCGGAGCGAAACTTCGTATTGCACCTTGATCCACGTGGGTAACGGAATCGTCATGGTTTCGTACACCACTTTCTGAGTTGACATGTCGCGTTTGCTGCTGTTATACATCTTGGATCGGACATTGTTGTCGGGACCATAGCGCTGGTTAGCGGCCGCGTTTTGAAACTCTGCCGTTTTCTTTTGATTGATCCGGCGCGCCACTGTGATGGTGCCACCTTTGGGATCGGGATAAGGATAGAGGTTAGCGTAGACAGTACCCTTGAACGTAGGTTCCTTGGTAACATTAGTTCGAGTAAGAGTCATGAGGGGAAGGATCAAAGTGCCCTCGTCATCACGCAGATCTTTGTTATTCTTGATTTGAAAAGCCCGTTCAGCTGTCACCCATAGAGGCGGAACACGGTTAAAGCCCTCGTTGGTGCTTACAAATAAGTCTAAATCATTGGTCAAAAAGTCCATCATGGCTCCATCGATTGTCTCTAGTGTGGAGGACATAAACTCGATTACTTGAAGTTCTCCTTCAACTTTCTTGTCTCCCATGTAAGCAAATCGGATTGGGATCTTGGATTGGAGTTCAGCTTGTGTTTTTTTACTTCGCGACATGGAAATTACCTCTTCTAGACTTGATACACTCGGCGCTCACCTGGAAAATGTGTTCTACTTGACCGAAGTAATAGCGAGTGTTATTATAGGTACGAACGATTTCATAAAATTCCTCGCCATACTGCACGAAATCTCCCGGACGCACGAAAAGATCTTGGTCTTCCACCAGGCGCCGGCGATGAAAATTGACAGTTAGCTTTGTTTTATACTCATACCCGTACTTCTCATTGCTCTGTTCATTCTCAACGATGACATATGCATAGACGCGTACAGGAGGGAGCATCACTTTGTTGACAGCTTCGCCATACACATTGTGAAAGTTAGTGGCTTCCAAAGAAACAGGATAATAGGCAATCGTTTGCCCCAACACCCGCTCAGCTAATTCATCGTTAACCTGTTTAACAAGGTCGCGCTCCTTCTTCCCAAAGAACATGGGAGGAGGCGGCGCCGCAGGCTGTGTCCACTTATCTTTAGGATCTGCCATGACTCAACTACCCTACAAAAATGCCTTGAGGGATATTCTGAAGTACCTTGGCAGTAGAATCTTGTAGGGTTGCATCCTTGGTAGCCATTTCCACATAGGTCAACTCATCAAGGGTTGTCTTGAGTTCCTCACGTAAGGCGTCTTGTTCGGCTTTTGCTTGCGAAAGAAGCTCGGATGCATTAAGTGTCACACTCTCGCCAGGGATCGGAACAGTTGCAAACTTGCCACGAACCTGTCCTAGCATCTCTTTTGTTAAGGCTAGGGCAAACCGGCGAATCCACTGCTTACCAATTGCGTTGATGTTCTCAAAAGGCAAGTTAGTAAACGGTAGGGTGTTCATATTGTTGATTCCCTTGATTCCCGACTTAGGTTCTCCAGATCCTTCTTCCCATGGGGAATATTGGTTCTCAATGCTGAATTGAACCCAGAACCTTTTAGGGCTGGTCATGTCAGGCTGTGGGAATATCCTCAGGTTATTGTTCTTAATCTCATACGAATAGTGAGAAATTCGAGTATAAAGCGCGTCTTCATATGCCATGGCCTGAAGTTTGTTCTGCCAGGTGGGAACAATCTCAAAAGTCGAATCGTCCGCATACTGTCCATAAGTACGCAGGTTTCCTACGACGGAGAAACCACCATAATATCCGTAGAAGCGCCACATGGAGCGAGGAGTTCTATAGAAGACCTTTCTAATCACCACCCGCTTATCTTGCACTTGACCCGCATAAGGGAGAGTGCCTGTCAGTGCTGAGGAAGCGGATAAGATTGTTTGAAGATTGTAATCTTGCTGATTGGGAACCATTTTGAAAGAACCAGAATAAATAGGCAACGTTCCTCCGAGGGCCGCCTCTGTTGCGGTACGATCCCAGACGCGTCGCGGAAAACCATAGTCAAATCGGGGATAAGCAAGCGATGCGCTAGCTCCGGAAAGCTCATTGGTAATGGTGCCATCCTGATCAAATGTACCCGTTGGAGCACCGAGGAGATCAGATAGAGCGTTTTTGCTCTGGTGAATATTAAGAATATATGAATATTCAAGAACAGCTTCTTCATAAGCTGCGTAAACATTACCCGGAGCTAACTCAATATCAAGGACATCCCCACCAAGCTTTTTGTATGTAAAAGCCACTTGATCCGAAGCGCCTGACAAAAATGGGGTAGAAGCGGCATAAATCCCAAATGGAAGCGACGCTGTAACATCAGCCACGGTCCCTGTGACGGGGAGCACATTTGCATTGCTCGTTGATTTAGGATATAGTTTTGGGATCGCCATGCTTTTACCTCGTGTATAGTCTATTACTAAATAGAAAGCCCCGCCTCAAAAGAGACGGGGCTTTCACTATTTTGACCTACGTCAGTTATGCTTAGCCGAGAAGGCCGCGGACAATAACGAGTCCGTACATATCAGGACGCACCATCTTCTTGGCGTATCGAGTCATCACGCCCTTGCGAGGCACGAAGTCTTCGACACCGAAGATCGCCTCC